ACGGTTCCGGAATAAAAGCCTTGGTCGTAATTGTTCTGGAAGCGCTCGATGAAGCCCGGCCGCGGCCCAGGCGTCACAACTTCGCCTTCCGGCACATAGCCGTCGAAGCGGTCGAAGGGGTTGGCGGTCTCGCTCATGGGCCTTGCCTCCCCTCGATAGACCCATCGGGCCGGATGGTTTCGACCCAGCCATCCTCATAGGTAATCTCGCGGCTGCCGTCGCTCAGGCGGCGCTCGCGGAAATCGCGCTGCGCGGCTGTCAGGTAATTCTGCGCCAGGCCCTGGCCATATTTCCGGTCGAACTCGGCTGCCAGTTGCGGGTTGGCGCGCAGGAATTCCACCGCCCCCGCATTGGGCAAGCTGGGCTTTGCCTTCTTTGCCGGTCCCGGCGTTTTGCTGGCCGGGCGGCGGCTGGTCTGCGGCTGCGGCGTGCGCTGACCAATGCCGAAGCCAGGTTGCGCCGGGGCGGCGGGCATCGGCGAAGGCGCGCCATTCATGGCCGCATCGGGCCGCTCCCAGCTCAGCGTACGGTCAATCTCCTGCAAGTTCGGCCGCGTCAGCGGCTGGCCCAGGGCTGTTCTCTTGGCGGCCTGCGTCAGCAGGATAGACATGTCCTTGGTCATGCCGTTCACGCGCAGCACCTGCGCCATGGCTTCATCGCCCATGGATCCATATTGGCTGTCCAGGTCCAGCACCATGCGCTGCGCCAGCGTCGATTGCGCGGCAGGGTCATCCTCGTAAAGCTGCAACCGGCGGGCGAAGTCCCGCGCCTCGGCATTGGTCAGCGGCTGCCGCGCAAGTTCTGGAATGCCAAGTGCCGCCTGGTGATCAAGCCGCGCTTGGGCCAGCGCCTGCTTGTCCTCGCCGAATTGCTTGGCCAGGCCGAAAGCCTCATCCACCGCCGCCGCCGGGTCATCGGCGCGCCGCCGCAACACTTTTTCCGCCTGGCGGCTGGCGGTGTCGAACAGTTTCTGATCTTCCGCGAAGCCTTCCGCGCCGGGCTTGGGCGCGATGGCGGCCAGCCTTGCGCCAATCGCGTCTTCATTCAGCATGGCCAGGCCATCGGTGCCGGAAAACAGCTTCAAGGCCCGCGCGCGGTCCGCCGCCCAGCTGGCGGCGCCGTCCGGACCCAGCACCCGCGCCACATCCGCCGCTGACAGCGGCACGCCGCCCAGCGCCAGCGGTTTTCCAGTGGCCGCAATCGAGGCCACGTCATCCTTCACCAGGCCCTTGAAGCGCTCCTTGTCCACCCGGGCGGCGGCGTCGGCGGCTTCGCGTTGCTGCCGCGCGGCCATTGCATAGCGCCCCGTCATGGTGCGCCAGTCGGCCAGCGTCATGCTTTGCAGCAGTTCATCGCGCATGGCGGGGCTGGCCATCTTTTCCGCGAAGGCCGTCTTTTCGGCGGGCGTCTTCAGCGCATCGAACACGCCATCAAACCGCGCCTGTGTCAGGCGGGATCGCACATCCTGCCGCTTGCTGGCCGCCTCGGCCGTGCTGATGGCGCCCGCCGCCAGCGCCTCATCGATCATCAGCATGGCGCGCTGATGCAGCCCCTCCAGCTGCGGCCCGGCATCGGCGTTGATGCCAAGCCCATAGGCCTGCTTCTCGAGCAGGCTTCCCTGGCTCACCAGCGCCTCGGTGGCGGCCACCTTCATTTCGGCATTGGCGCTGCTTTCCCGCTCCGCTATCAGCTTGCGGCGGATCGGCAGGGCATTGGCCTCAAAACTGGCATCAGCGGTCGCCTGAATGGCGGGGTCCATGGCAAAAGCCTGGACATAGGATTTCTTGAGTTTCGCGGCTTCCTTCTCGAAGCCGTCCGGGTCTCCCGCGAATTGCTCGGCCAGCGCATCCAGGCCGGATTGCATGGCGGTGTTGGCGCGGTAAGCGCCGGTTTTCAGAAGCGCCTGGTCATAGGCCGCGCCTTGCGGCGTGCCGTCCTGGCGGAGTTGCAAAGGCTTCACATCGGGGATTTCCACAGCAATCGCCGCGCTCTTGCCGCCGCCCGCCAGTTCCTTCGCGAATGAAAGCCGGTTGGAAAATCCATGCCCGCCACGCGGGTTATCGGCGCTCCAGCCCTGTGGCCGCTCATAGCCGATGAAGGCCGCCACCGCATCCTCGAGGGTCGATGCCTGCCGCAACGCATTGGCGGCGGCGGCTTCGGTGGTGGTCAGCTCATGCTGCACGAAGGCGAGCTGCGTCGTCCAGTCATGCCAGTCCGTGCCGCGCTTGGCCGCGAAATCCACCAGCCTTGCCTTGCGCTCCGAGTGCCACTGCGCCAGGCCCACGGAGGTTCCGGGGTCATTCGGGTTCTTGGCCGTGGTGTTCAGGCCGCTTTCCTGAATGAGGTTGCCCACGATGGCCGCCGCCTGCACCGGCGTCCAGCCCTGGCCTTCGAAAAAGGCCTTGGCCGCCGAGGCCTGGCCGCGCGTGCCTTTGGGCATCTCCGGCGCGGCGGTTACCTTGGGCATGCTCACACCGGCGGCGGCATCCGCCGCGCCCTGGGCGCCCGCGCTGTCAACTGCCTTCGCCAGCGCGGCGTCTTCTCCGGCCTTGGCAAGCCTCGCCAGCGATTGGCCCACGGCGGCAATGGCGCGACCTGCCGCGATGGCCATCTCGCCATTGGGTGATGGCAGGTCGGCAAAATCGCCCGCCACATTCGCGCGCAGGTCGAAGGTTTCGATAGGCTGTGAGCGGCGCGCGCCGCGCCGGGCAATGCCGATGGGGTTCATCAGGTCAATTTCAGAAGCCATCAGCCAGCAAGCCCCCCAAGTCCCTGTGCGGCCGCCGCGAAGGCGTTCATGAAGCCTGTCTTCTTGGCGTCCTTGGCCATCTGGCGATACACGGCGCGCTGCGCCAGCAATGTCTGGCGGCGGCTTTCGGTCATGGCGCGGTCGATGGAGATTTCCGACGTGGCGCGGCTTTCCGCCGTGTCGCGGGCTTCCTTGGCCACGCCGCCCGAAAGGTCGATGCCCGCCGCGGCATAGTTCACATCGCTTTCACCCACGATGCGCCCCAGCTCCCGCTTCATGCGGGTGGTGCGCTGCATGCCCTGGATGCGTTCGTTCTCGGCCTCCATCTTGCTTTGCCACGCCTGGTTCTTGTAGGCCGCCGCCTGGGCATTGGCCGCGCCCATGGAGGCCAGCACGCCGCCCACCGTGGCCAGGCCTGAGAGAAGGCCAGAGGCCGAAAACAGGCTGCTGCCCGCTGAGGCCACCGCGCCGGTGGCGGCGGCTGCCGCGCCGCCCGCCGCGCCACCGGCCCCGGCCAGCCCTCCAAGCATGGGAAGAATGAAAGTCATAGCTTCGCCTCTATTGAAACTGATTTGACGGTCAGCCGTCCTGGCCGGGTTTGCGTGATGGTGATCTGCGGCAGGTCGCTCCAGCCCTGAAGGCCGCTGATCTTCACCGTGCCGCTCACGCCCTGGGTCAGTTCCGGCTGGTCAGCCAGCACTGTGCCGTAGCGGGTCAGGTCCACATCACGCGCCGGGCCGCCATTGGCCGCTATCGCCAGGGAGGTGGTGTCCTCGATCTCCACATGCAGCGTGTGAATGCGCCCTTTCCGCTTCACCACAATGCCCTCGCCACGGGTTCTGGGCAGCGGCAGCGTGGTTGCCACGGGCGGCGTCCAGGTGCCCACTGTGATGCTGCTGGCGGCAATCGGCAGGGTGATCTGCCCGCCGCTCACCGCGAAGGGGCCGAACACATGGCCATCGGCCAGCGCCCACACTGTGAAGCCGTTCAGATGCGAAAGCCCGCTGACCGTGGCCGAGGCCGGCGCATTGGTCACCGTCACCGCCGCGTCCAGCAGAAGGCCAGCCTCGAAGCGTTCCAGCCGCCGTGAGCCGCCACGTTCCGTCACCACGGCCAGCTCGTTCCGGCCATTGGCGTTCACGGCCTTGAAGGCGCAACCGCTGTTGACGCGGGCGAAACCGGTGATCTCCTGCTCGCGCAGTACATAGGCGATGTTCAGCGCGCCAGAGCCATTCAGCACCGCAATCTGGTTGCAGGCCTGCTGATCGGCCTTTTTCCGCGCCGTCAGGTCAATCACCCCATCGACAAGGTGATAGGCCAGCAAGGACATATCGAGCGACACATAATTGCCATCCGTGTCGGTGTAGCGCATCTCGCCGATGAAATCGCCGGAGGAGTGGCCATAGACGGCCGCGCCTTCATTCTGGATCACCGGCACGCCAGCCGCGATGCCGTGGTCGGAAGCCGGAATGTGCTTGGGCGGTTCGGTTTTCTTCAGCCCATCCTGCGATCCGGCGATCCAGTAATTGGTGTTGGAGGTCATGATCAGCAGGAAGGTGTTGTTCACAATCCTGCGCACCGTCTCGCCGCCGGGCACGTCCATGATGGCCACGAAGCTGCCATTCGCGTCCTTGATCTTGGACGTGAAATTATAATACTCACCCGCAAGCGAGGCCATCCAGCTGCCGGGCAGGCTCTTGAGGCCGCCCATCAGCAGCCGTTGCTGATAGAACGTCCCGCAGCGCGGCCAGCCGCGCGATGCTGAGATGATATCTTCTCCGGGCGTCACGCCCGCCGTGGTCTTGTATGTCACCACGGCGGCATCGGCCTTGTTCACGCAGCGGCCTGACAAAGCCCAGTCATCGCCTACATTGCCCGTGCCGGAGAAAGTCACGCGCACATCAACGCCACTTCCGGCCGCAACGGTGAAGCCGCTTTTCAACAGCCCGGTCTGTTCCAGGGCCGTGAAGATGCGCGACGCATTTGTCGTGTTGTTGCCGGCGTATTTGATTTGCAGCGTCTCAATTCCGTTCAGGGTCAGCGTATAGACGCCCAGCGTCACGTCGTTGTTGCCACCTGCGCCAACTTCAAGCCCCTGAAAATCAATATCCCACACCGCCGCCACGCCATTGGTGTAGGTCGCGCCATAGTCATAGGCCGGAATATTCGTCAGCGGCGCCGCCCCGGCACTGAAGCTGTTGCCTGAAGGGTTGAACAGCGCGCGCTGCGGGGCCACATCCTCGTGGAATGTCAAAAGCGTGTCCAGCGCCTGCGCATGGTCCATCACGCGGGCCTGCGCCTCGCTATAGGGGTGCGAATAGCTGGTGATCATGGCGCTTTGGCCCCAGGCTTCCGCCGTCGATGCGCCATAGATGATGTCGAACACCGTGCCGTTATTGGCCTGAAAATCCACAATCCGCGCGGCGGTGGAAAGCGTGGTGCCAATGTGGCGCAAGCCAGCGCGCACGGCGAAGCCGCCTTGCGGCAGGGCTTCCACATTCTGGGCATAGGCCAGCCCGGTGTTGAAGTATTTCAGTTCAGATCGTTCATGGAGGCGCGGCCCCAGTTCGAGGCTGTTGAACACCGCTTGCTGGCGCGCCGCCTGCCCGCTCATGATGCGTTCCAGGCCACGAGCAGCGGGTTGGAGCCTTCCGGCAGCCGCCGTGCCGGGGTGTTGCGGCCATCGGCTGCCAGCGCCGCGCGCATCAGCCCGCCGCGATAGGTCTCGGAAGGCGTGCCGAATGCCTTCTGGTGCAGGTCCTGCGCCATGCCGCTGTTGCCGGTCAGCAGCTCGCAGAAGCCAGCCGCCACGGCATGGATCACGGCCGTGCGAAACACCGGGTGCCAGCGCCCCGGCAGGGTGCGCGCCGTGTATTGCGCCCAGAGCGGGTTCCAGTCCGAATGAACACGGTCTTCCTCGTCATACTCGAAGGCCTGAATGGCCGATCCGGGAACCGTGGCATCGGCCAGCAGCCGGTCCGGCAGGCCGATCCTGTCGGCGGGCAGCTGATGCACATAGCCATAGCCCAGAAGCGAGGTGACGCTGGCCAACAGCGCGCATTGCCCGGTGCGGCGCGAGAAAGACCATGGCGCCAGGCCCAGGCACAGTTCCACAATCGGGTCATAAAGCATTTGCGCGGCCTGGCCGCCCGGCATTTCATCGCCCATGCTCTGCAACGGGTCGATGGAAAGCAGCGCGCAGGCGGCGTTCACAATGTCGATGTCGGCGGTAATGGGCATGTGTCCTCCGGCCTATGAAAAACCGGAGCGGCCGAGGCCGGGCCGCTCCGGCCGTCCGCGCCGCCCGGCCATGAGTACGGGCGGCGCGATCTCGTTACGTCCAGCCGGCGCCTGTCACGGCGGCGATGGTCACGGTGGTCGCGGTCACCGCTGTCACCACATACATGCGCGCCAGCGGCGTGCCGCCGATGGCCGTGGTGGCCAGAATGATGTCGCCCACCCGCATGTGCTGCGCCTGGGCGTTGAAATAGTTGGCCGCAATGATGGTGGCGTGCGCATCGGCGGTCACGTAGCCCCAGAAATTCGTGGGCTGCAGCGTTCCGCTGGTGCCCAGCTGATAGAGGCGGTTCAGTCCTTTGACGTCGAATGGCATAGAAGTGTTCTCCGGTTTGAATTGAGGGCAGGCGCCGGGCCGCCGTCATGGCGGCCCGGTCACGAGGCGTTAGTTGAGCGCGATGGCAGAGACGTCGGTCTTGATGCGCAGCCGCGCCAGGCCTTCGGGCAGCAGGCACACCGCGGCGCCTTCGGCTTCCTGCCGGAGTGACCATTCGCCATAGCCGTTGTCCCAGGCGAAGGTGCTGCGCAGGTTTTCGCCTACATTGTCGCACCAGCCCACGGCGGGCTTGTGCCACAGGAACAGGTCCGCGCGGTTAGCCGCCGGCACCGGGAAGTAATCATCCGGCAGCAGCACCCAATTCACGAAGTTCCAGGTTTTGGCCTGCGTCCGCTGGCGGAATGGCAGGTCGGGTCCCACATAATCGGAGCTCGAAAACTGCTTGAAGCCGCTCAGCAGCTGCCAGGCCAGGGCATTCAGCGCGCCGTAGATTTGCCCGTCAGCCGGGATCTTCGCGTTGCCCATGAAGCGGGCAATCAGCAGCATCACCTGATCGAGGCCAAGCGCGGCCGCGCCGGTGTCGAGCCAGCTGTTTCCCGCTGTCGGCGCATTGGCGTTCAGCAGGTCCATCAGTTCCTGGTCCACCGCGCGGCCCAGCGCCATGGCGCCCGCCTGTTGCAGGCTTTCCTTCTCGTTCACCGTCTGGCGCACCATGTCGAACTGGCCGACGTAATCGAAGGTTTCCCAGGTCTGAAGCGTGGCGCTCCGCATTGACTTGGCGATGTTGCCTTCGCTGGCGCGAATGTGGCGCTGCTTCTTGCGGGCCACGGTGGAACCATGGATCGGCCAATAGGCCGTCGAGCCTTCAATCTTGTTCTCGGGCATGAACATGCCCTTCAGAAGAAAGCCCTTGTTCTGGTAGATGTGGGTGACGCGGCTGTTGTACTGCTGCACATAATGTGCATCGGCCTGAATAGTCATTTGGATTGTCTCCGTTGATGAGGGTTCTGTTCATCACCGGGTTGGATAGACTTGCCGCGAAGCCGGGCCTGGTAAGGTAAACCGGCGGCGGCGGAGGTCCGCCCCCGTGCCTGGGCGTGGAAACTAATCGGGCCGGATGCCCGTCAAGGCATCCGGCCCGGCTGTTCCGGCACGCTGGGGGCAATCAGCGGCGGTTCAGCTGCTCCAGCGGCAGCGCGCGCCAGCCATCCTCATAGCGCTGGCGGAAGGCCTTATCGAAGTTCGAGGAGGCCGGATCAAAGCGCGGGTCATTCTGCATCGCCTCGAGCTCGGCGCGTGTCAGCGCGCCAGGAGTTTTGCCACCCAGCCGGAAACCGTCACCGCCGCCCGCCCCTTGCAGCTTGCGCAGCAGCCCGAAGCCCGAGGCATTGAGCAACAGGCTTTCGAGCTCGATCTGCTCGTCTTCCGTCAGCTTCAATTGCTGGCCGGTGTTGGCGGCCCAGGCCTGCAGTTCGGTCTGCGCCTGTTCGATGGCCGGGGCGGCTTCGGCCCCGGTCTTTCCCAGCATCTTGGCCATGGCGTCCAGCTCGGCCTGCGGCGAATAGGGCTTTGGCAGCTTGCCGTCCTTGGCGAGCGGGCCAAACACCTCGTTCAGAATGGCGTTTGCCGTCTTCACCGGCAGCCCGAACTTGTGCGCCACCGCGCGGAAATTGGCCAGGGCCGGGTCATCGGCATTGCCGAACCACGGCTTGATCTCATCCGCGAATTCGAACTTGTAGTCATCCGCCGATTTGCCAACCGGCCCTTGAGCCGATTGCTTTTCCTGAAAACCGCGAAAGCCCTTATAGACTTCCGCCAGCGTGGCTTCGGCGCTGTCTTTCAGCATGTGCTCAGGAATGCCCAGCGTCTTCCACACGGGCAAGTCGCCACCCGTGTTACCCGTGCCGCCTGCGCCACCCGCACCTTCTCCCGTGCCACCCGCGCCACCC